GTGCGGTCATACGATGCCATCGCGACAAGAAACAGAATCATGACCGACGACCACAGATACTTTTACGAGCGGGCGGAAACCGAACTGGAACTGGCGCAGCGCGCGACCCACCCGCTTGCCGTGCGTGCCCATTACATCATCGCCAACCATTATCTGGACCGCTGCTATAGCGGCGACGCCGCAGTGCCCGCCAACGACGAAGGCATCGACACGCCGCTGCGCTGATTGCGGAGGACAGCCGACAGCGTCCATACGCGGCGTGATCCGCCTGCGTGAACCCTTGTTGCCGCCGTTCGTTGTGAGCGGGATCGAGGGTGTCAATGGTGGACGAATTCGGCAAGACCGGGACGGGTGACGAGGACGAACTGGCGGGCCGGCAGAGCGCGAAGCTCTACCCGGTCGGCAAGGCGTTGCGGGCGACGTTCGACGCGAACAATCACGCCAGCCTGAGCAAGGACGTCACCGGATTGATGCTCGACCTGGCGCATGTGCCGTTCGAGCCGCATGAGTTCGAGCCGCTGTTCCCGCCGGCGCCGATGACGCCGCGACCCGGCTGGCTGGCGCGGATCCGCATCGCGCTGCAACATGGCCGCAAGACCGGACGGCCGCCGGCCTCTTGACGGCCCGCGAAGGGCAACCCGGCGCCTGCCGTTCAGGCGGGGACGAGCGGGCCGTTCGCGGCGGTGACCAGCCCGCCGAACAGCGCCTCGATCATGGCGTGCGCACGCGGCGTGAGGCGGACCGGCCCGTCTTCTCGCATCGGGCCGGCGCGTTCCGATTCGACGAACCCTGCATCCGCGAGCGCCATCAGCCAGCGACGGGCCAACGGCCAGCCGACATGGATCCGCCGCGCGATGGCAGCCGGCGTCACCGACTGGGCCTCCGCCTCGGCCAGATAGGCGATCAGCAGGATTTCGGTCGCGGGGTTGGCGATCAGCGTATCCCCGAAGGCGCGCTTGCCCCCTTCGAGCGCGAGCAGGAGCAGGCGCGCCATCTGCCAATTGTCGGCGACCGCGGACACTTCGGGCGCGACGGGGAGCTGACGGCAGCTGACGACCAGTTGCGCCGTATCGTCACGGCCGATGCGGGAGATATGCACGTTCACCCAGATCGCGGCGCCATCGGCGCGCACGTGGCGCAGCGTCGCGGATGTTGTGCCATCGTCGTTCCACGCCCGCCGCAGGACCGCCGCCACGGCGACCCGATCGGCGGGATGCGCGAAGTCGACCGCCTGCCGGCCCACCAGGGCGTCGTGCCTCATGCCGAGCAGTGCCGCGTAGGCACTGTCGACATCGAGGATCTTGCCTTGTCTTCCGATCAGGCCGTGAGCGATCGGGCCCGACGCGATGTGCATGGCAGGCCTTTGTTCGTTGAGACGTAATACGACAGATTAGTTACCTTTCCCGATGGGCAAGTTCAAGTCGGGTTCACTCGCCTCGTTTAAGCCGGGCCTAGGTAACCGATATGGTACAAAATGCTTGACATCGTCACGCTCATTCGGTACATAACAGGAACGCTGAAGAATTGCGAGCCGGGTCGGAGCGGTCGGGGTTCACCCCGGGCGGCGCCGGCCCGCTGCGTTCGGCGCTGTGCGGGAAGGGGTGCGATGAGCGACGGGAACGAGGCGGGCCACGACCACGCGGAGACGATGCCATCGGCGGATGCGCCCGGAACGCCGGTGAAGTGGGTGCGGTGGAATGCGGCGATGCGCGACCGGTTTTTCGATCATCTGGCGACAAGCTGCAACGTGGCGGCATCCGCCGCCGAAGTCGGGGTGCGCCCGTCGCAGGTGCAGCACCGGCGGCGGACCAACCCCGCATTCGCTGCGCTGTGGGAGCAGGCCATCGCGGCGGGTTATCAATTGCTGGAAATGCGGTTGATCGGACATGTGCTGGCCGGCGGCGGGCCGTCGATCGCGCCGAGCGACCCCGATGCGGTGGAGGCGCTGGACTGGGAGGGCGCGATCAAGCTGCTCACCATCCACAAGGCCCGCCGCGAAGGCCGCGGCGGTCGTCCGGGTCCGGTGCCGGGCACCGCGACGCGCGAGCAGACCGATGCGGTCATCCTGCGCAAGCTCGCCACGCTGGCCGCCGGCCGCGCCCGCCTGACGCCGCCCCCTCAGCCGGAGCCGCAGCCGGAGCCACGGGCATGAGCGAGGCGGACGACACGATCGCGCGGCTGGCGGCGATGCCGCCACATCAGCGCCAATGGGTGATCCGCGCCCTGACGCCGGGCATGCGCATCGAACTGGCGGAGCGCTGGGCCAGGGGCTGGGCGCGGACAGGGCAGGAGGCGCCGGAGGGCGAGGACTGGCGGATCTGGCTGATCCGCGCCGGGCGCGGGTTCGGCAAGACGCGCGCCGGGGCGGAATGGGTGACCGCCGTCGCCGCGGCGAACGCGGAGGCGGAGATCGCGCTGGTCGGCGCGACGGCGGCCGACGTGCGACGGGTGATGATCGAAGGGCCGAGCGGATTGCGTGCCGTGGCGAAGTCGGGCCGGATCCCGCGCTACACCGTTTCCCGCGGCGAAATCCGCTGGCCCAACGGCGCGACGGCGCGGGTCTATTCGGCCGACGCGCCCGACCAGCTGCGCGGGCCGGAGCATGACAGCGCCTGGTGCGACGAACTGGCGAAATGGCGACGCGGCGATGCGGCGTGGGACAATCTGATGATGGGGTTGCGGCGCGGACCGAACCCGCACGTGCTGGTGACGACGACGCCGCGACCGACCAACCTGATGAAGCGGCTGTTGCGATCGAAGGGGCTGGTGGAGACGCGCGGACGGACGCGCGACAATCCGTTCCTGCCCGACGCCTTCGTCGATCATGTCGAGGAGAGCTATGGCGGGACCGCGTTGGGCCGGCAGGAGCTGGACGGCGAGATGATCGACGACCTGACGGGTGCGCTGTGGTCGCGCGCGATGCTGGAGGCGTGTCGGTGCGATGCGCCGGCCGATCTCGTCCGGGTCGTGATCGGCGTCGATCCGCCCGCCGGGACGGCGGAAGAGGGCAGGCCGGGCGATGCCTGCGGGATCGTCGCGGTCGGACTGGACGGTGACGGCATGGCGTATGTGCTCGCCGACGCCAGCGTTTCCGCGAATTCGCCCGAGGCCTGGGCGCGCGCGGTGGCGGGTTGCGCCGCGCAACATCGCGCGGACCGCGTGGTGGCGGAGGCGAACCAGGGCGGCACGATGGTGCGGTCCGTGCTGCTGGCGGCGGACGTCGCGCTGCCGGTCAGGCTGGTGCGGGCGAGCCGCGGCAAGGTGGCGCGCGCCGAGCCGGTCGCCACCTTGTACGAACGGGGGCGGGTGCGGCACTGCGGGCGGTTCGCGGCGCTGGAGGACGAGATGTGCGGCCTGATCGCCGGCGGCGGCTATCAGGGACCGGGACGATCGCCGGATCGCGCGGACGCGCTGGTATGGGCGTTGACCGAGCTGATGTTGCAGCGGCGGGGCGCTGCGGGCGTGCGGGGGTTTTAGCGTTTCGGGGACTGCGTTGCGCGGGCCGTGCATGGCGGGCGGACCCGTCCAGCCCTTCGCAATTCGGCGTGGCATCACCGTCTTCGCCGCTCCCCGGCTCAAGGGTTGCGCCTGAAGCACGATCACGAACGGGCGGCCCATGCGGCTGCTCCACCACCGCGTCCTGCGGGCGCGGTTCTCCTTCCCGTGCCGGGAGGATCTTGGGAGATTTGTCATGCGGTTGTTTGGGTGGAAGGCGCCGCGCGAGGGCGCGCGGCCGGCATTGTCGCGCGCCGGCGGCGGCGGCGGGGTTCTGGGCGAATGGCCGCGATCGTACGAGGCGCAGGTGCGCGACGCCTTTGCCGGCAACGCAATCGCGCAGCGGGCGGTGAAGCTGGTATCGGAAGCGGTCGGTTCGGCACCGGTCGCCGCCAGCACGCCGGCGCTGCTGGCGCTGGTCGCGGCGCGATCGAGCGGCCAGGCGCTGCTGGAAACGATCGCGGCGCAGATGCTGCTGCACGGCAACGCCTATTGCCAGGTGCTGCGCGATGCCGAGGGGCAGGCGGCGGCGCTCTATGCCCTGCGGCCCGAGCGGGTGTCGGTGGAGGTCGATGCCGGCGGCTGGCCCACCGCGTATCGCTATACGGTCGGCGAGCGCCGCGCGCGGCTGGATGCCGAGGGGCCGCGGCCGGACGTGGTGCATATCCGCAGCTTCAACCCGGTCGACGATCATTACGGGATGGGCTGTCTGGGCGCGGCGTCGGGCGCGGTGGCGGTGCACAATGCGGCGAGCCGGTGGAACAAGGCGCTGCTGGACAATGCGGCGCGGCCGTCGGGCGCGCTGGTCTACGATCCCGGCGACGGCGCGGCGCTGTCGCCCGAGCAGTTCGACCGGCTGAAGACCGAGATGGAGGCGGGTTTCGCCGGCGCGGGCAATGCCGGGCGGCCGATGCTGCTGGAAGGGGGGCTGCGGTGGCAGGCGCTGTCGCTGAGCCCGGCCGACATGGACTTCGTCGGCCTGAAATCGGCGGCGGCGCGTGAGATCGCGCTGGCGTTCGGGGTGCCGCCGATGCTGCTCGGCCTGCCGGGCGACGCGACCTATGCCAATTACCGCGAGGCCAATCGCGCGCTGTGGCGGCTGACGGTGATGCCGCTGGCCGATGCGATCCTGACGGCGCTGGCGCAGGGCCTGTCCGGCTGGTTCGACGGTGCGGCGCTGTCGGTCGACCCGGATCGCGTACCCGCGCTGAGCGAGGATCGCGAACGGCTGTGGGCGAGCGTGACCGCCGCCGACTTCCTGTCGGTCGAGGAGAAGCGGGCGATGCTGGGGATCGGCGCATGAGCCGGAGCGATACCGGCGTGCTGGCGCAGTTGATGGCGCAGGCGGCGCGCGAGGGTGCCGACCTAGCGACGATGCGCGCGGTGGCGGAGGAGGCGGGCGAGCTGTCGGCGACGCGGGCGCTGACCCGGCTGGGGCTGGCCGACGAGGCGGCACGCGCCGACCTTGCCGAATTGCGCGAACTGCTGGGTGCGTGGCGCGATGCCAAACGATCGGCGTGGCAGGCGGTGGCGGGCTGGTGCGTGCGGCTGGCGGGCGCGCTGTTGCTGGCCGGGCTGGCGATGAAACTGGGGTTCGGCGCGTGGCTGAAGTGAGGTTCGCGGGCTATGCCGCGCTGTTCGACCGGGCGGATCGCGCGGGGGACGTGATGCGCGCCGGCGCCTTTGCCGGCGCGGGGCCGGTGCCGCTGCTGTGGCAGCATCGCGGCGCGCCGGTCGGCCGGATCGAGGCGATCGGCGAGGATGCGCGCGGGCTGCGGATCGCGGGCGTGGTGAACGATCCGCGGCTCGCCGGGCTGATGCGCGGCGGCGGGCTGGACGGCCTGTCGGTCGGTTATCGCCCGCTCGCGGTGCGGCAGGGCGCGCGCCGCGAGCTGCTGCGCGTGGCGCTTGCCGAGGTGAGCCTGGTCGCGGTGCCGATGCAGCCGCTGGCGCGGGTCGACCGCATCGATTGAAATTTTCGCTTTTCAACGAGGAGAATGACGTGGACGTGATCGAACGGCCGGCGCTGGATGGCGCACGTGTGGAGACGACCGACGGCGCCTTCGAAGGCTTCGTGCGGGCGGGGGCGACGCTGGAGATGAAGGCGTTCACCGGGGTGAGCGGCGATGCGGGCGGCTATGCGGTGCCGCGCGAGATCGATGCCGACATCGCCCGGGTGCTGAAGGGCATGTCGCCGATCCGCGCCATCGCCAACGTGGTGAAGGTGGGATCGGCGGGCTATCGCAAGCTGATCACCACCGGCGGCACGCCGTCCGGCTGGGCGGCGGAGACGGCGGCCCGCCCCGAAACCGCGAGCCCGGTGTTCGCCGAACTGGTGCCGCCGATGGGCGAGCTGTACGCCAACCCTTCGGCCAGCCAGGCGATGCTGGACGATGCGGCGTTCGACGTCGAGGCGTGGCTGGCCGGCGAGATCGCGGCGGAATTCGCCAAGGCGGAAGGGGCGGCGTTCGTCGGCGGCAACGGGGTGAACCGGCCCAAGGGCTTCCTGAGCACGCCGATATCGGTGGCGAAGGACGGCGCGCGGGCGCTGGGGACGCTGCAATACCTGCCCTCCGGCGCGGCGAGCGATTTCGGTACGGCGCCCGACGAGCGGCTGATCGACCTGGTGCAGAGCCTGCGCGCGCCATACCGGCAGGGCGCGAGCTGGGTGATGAACGCGGCGACGCTGGCGCGCATCCGCAAGTTCAAGAGCAACGACGGGATGCCGCTGTGGCAACCGAGCCTGGCGGGCGGTCAGCCGGCGACGCTGCTCGGCTATCCGGTGGTCGAGGCGGAGGACATGCCCGACATCGGCGCCAATGCGCTGGCGCTCGCCTTCGGCAATTTCCAGGCGGGCTATCTGATCGCGGAGCGGGCGGAGACGGCGATCCTGCGCGATCCCTACACCAACAAGCCGTTCGTCAGCTTCTACGCGACCAAGCGGATCGGCGGCTGCGTCGCCGACAGCGAGGCGATCAAGCTGATGAAGTTCGCCACCGCGTGAGCTCCGCGCCCCCGCACCGGTGACGGGCGGGGGCGCTCGTTTCGATCAGGGAGACAGGCGGATGGATGGGGCAGGATTGCCGGACGCGGTGGTGGCGGACGCGGCGGCGGCGGCGGCAGGCTATTTGCGGATCGCGGAGCCGCCCGATGCGGCGATGACCCGCGGGGCGGGGACGGCGCTGGCGCTGGCCGAGGCGTTTTGCGGGCAGCGGCTGATCGGGCGGACGTGCGAGGCGATGATCGGCATCGGCGGCGACTGGCAGCGGCTGCCGGCGCTGCCGGTGAGCGCGATCGAAGGGTTGAGCGGTTTGCCCGCGCGCGGCGCGGCGTTCGTGCTGCCGATCGAGGCCTATGCGGTGGACATCGACGCGAGCGGCATAGGCTGGGTGCGGGTGACCGCGCCGGGCGAGGCGAGCCGGATCGCGGTGCGCTACACCGCGGGACTGGCGACGGCGTGGAACACGCTGCCCGAGCCGGTGATGCAGGGCGTGGTGCTGCTGGCGGCGCATCTGTTCGAACATCGCGACGGGGGCGCGGCACCACCGGCGGCGGTGGCGGCGCTGTGGCGGCCGTTCCGGCGGATGCGACTGGCGCCGCAGGTGCGATCGTGAGCGCCGCTGCGGTGCTGCACCAGGCGGCGATGGCGCAGCTGGCGCCGCTGGGGCGGGTGTTCGAGGCGACGCCGACGCGCGCGGCGCTGCCGTACCTCGTCGTCGAGGATCCGGTGCTGGGCGCCGGCGATGCGGCGGGGGTGAGCGGCCGGACGGGCAGCATCACGGTGCTGTGTACCGACGGCGGCGTGTCGCTGGCCCGCGTGCGGGCGCTGCTGGGCGAGGTGGAGGCGGCGATGGCGCAGCTGCCGGTCGACCCGGGCAGCGGGTGGCGGGTCACGGCGCTGCGCCTGACGCGCAGTCAGCTGCAGCTGGGCAAGGGCGAGCGGTGGATCGCGTCGGCGACGTTTGCGGTGCGGATGTACCGCGTCAACTGATCGGGAGAAACGAGATGGCGGTGGAAAGAGGCAGCGCGTTCCTGCTGAAGGTGGGCGACGGCGCGCAGGTGCCGGCGTTCGCGACGGTGGCGGGGCTGCGCACGACGCAGCTGAGCGTCAACGGCGAGGCGGTGGTGGTGACGAACAAGGATTCCGGCGGCTGGCGGCAATTGCTGTCGGGTGCGGGCGTGCGCAGCGTCAGCGTGTCGGGAGCCGGCGTGTTCACCGGGTCTGCGGCCGAAACGCGGGTGAAGGCGAGCGCGCTGTCGGGAGCGCTCGACGATTATCGGCTGAGCTTCGAGGGCGGCGACAGCATGACCGGCCGCTTCCTGGTGACGCGGCTCGACTATGCCGGCGATTTCAACGGCGAGCGTACCTATACCCTGAGCCTGGAGAGTTCCGGCGCGGTGGTGGCGTCGTGACCGGCGGCGGCGATGGCGGGCCGGTCGCCAATGCGGTGCGCGGCGAATGTTCGCTGCGGGTGGACGGTGTTGCGCTGGTGCTGCGACCGACGTTCCAGGCGCTGGTCGCGGCGGAGGAGGAGCTGGGGCCGCTGTTCGCGCTGGTGGAACGGGCGGCGAGTGGCGGACTGGCGCTGGGCGAGATGGTGGGGCTGTTCTGGCACTGCCTGCGCGATGCCCCGGACGACGTGACCCGCGCGCGGCTGGGCGAGGCCGTGGTCGAGGCCGGTCTAGCGCAGATGGCGCCGGTGCTGCGGGTGCTGCTCGGCCAGATCCTGGCGGGGCGGTGACGGGGTTCGGCGAGGGTGCCGGGCGACTGGCGGGGTTGGCCGGGGCGCTGTTGGGGTGGAGCCCCGACGCGTTCTGGCGCGCGACGCCGGCGGAACTGGCGGCGGTGGTGCGGGCGGCGAGCGGCGAGGCGGTGGGCGGTTGCGCGCCCCCGGACGCCGCGACGATCGCCCGGATGCGAAAGGCATATCCCGATGAATGACCCGGTTGGCACCATAACCGGCCTTCGCGTCGAGACGGGGCCGTTCGAGGCCGACGTGGAGGCCATGCGCAAGACGCTGGAGGGATCGCTGGGCGCGGGCGCCGAACGGGCGGGGCGGGCGATCGAAGGATCGCTGTTGCGCGCGGCGCGAACGGGCAAGTTCGGGTTCGAGGATCTGAAGCGCACCGCGCTGGGCGTGCTGGCGGAGATCGCCACGGCCGCGTTGCACAGCGGCATGCGGTCGGCGATCGGCGGCGACGGCGCGTCGCTTTCGGGCATGATCGCCGGTCTGACCGGCCTGCCCGGGCGGGCGACGGGCGGACCGGTGGCGCCGGGGCGCGGCTATATGGTCGGCGAACGCGGGCCGGAACTGTTCGTACCGACGTCGAGCGGGCGGGTGGAAACGGGATCGCCCGGCACCGGCGGCGCCCGCGACGTGCGGGTGACGATCCAGGTGCAGGCGGGGGCGGGGGAAGCGCCCGCGGCGTTGCAGCGATCGAGCCGGCAGGTGGCGCGCGCGGTGCGGGCGGCGCTGGAGGGGTAGACGGTCGGGCATGCGCGACACGAAGGGGAACGTGGTTCCGCCTTGTCGTTCGCCACCTGGAAGATGCGGGGCGCTGGAAGACGTCGGCGCGCATGGTGCCCGCCATCTTTGGCGTTGCGCGACCATGGGTCCCGGCGTTCGCCGGGATGACGAAGAAGGCGACGTGGTCGGCCTTCTCGCTTTCGCCCTCGTGGCTCGGCGGCTTCGCGGGAGCCTCGTTCGTAGAAATCCGGTTTGGAGAAGCGTCATGGCGCATTGGCTGTGTTCCCGGCGGGAACGGCAGGTCGAAGGGGTGATGACCCGTTTCGATCCGCGGTTCTGGACGGTCAATTTCCCGCGCCCGATGATGGCGGCGGTGACGAACCCGGCGGCGGATGCGCTGCGCGTCGATACGGTCTTCTATGGCCGCGGCGATCTGGCCGGGCTGATCTGGGACGCGGAGGACCGCATCGACCACCCGCTGCTGCGCTATGCGACGTCGCGGGACTTTCGGGGATGCCGGTTGCGGTTCCGGTGGCGATCGCAGGGCCTGAAGGCGCTGGACGCGGTCAATGGACCGACGCTGACCATCGAGGGGCGCGACGCCGGCGGAGCTCCGCGGGCGTGGTACGTCCGCCTGTGGAACTATGCGGCGGGCACGCCGCAGGATGCGATCGTCACGCTCGACTTCGACGCGATCGCCGGCGGGTTCCTGTTGCCCGACGAGGCGCAGCCGGTGTGGACGGGCGACATCGACCGGATGTTCGTGTCGCTGGTCGCGCCCGATTACGACGGCGGCACCGACCTGTTGGCGGCGCCGGTCGAGGGATGGGTGGAGATGACCGGCATCGCCTGCGACGGTCCGGGCGCGGTGCTGGCGATCGGCGATGCTGTGCTGCCGGAACATGGTTTCGCCATCGCGAGCGGCTATGACGACAGCTACAACCTGACGCCGGCGCGGTTGCTGCGCAACGCGTTGCACCTGGGCTATCGCGGCGCGATCACCCATTATGTCGGGATGAGCCATTATTTCCGGCTCGATGCCCTCTATGGCGGTTTCTACGTCGGGCTGAGGGGCGGCGTGCTGAACGTCGCATGCGCGGCGTGGCATCGCGACTTCGCGATGCGGGCGAAGACGCTGGGCTACGACCTGATCTGGTCGCTCAGTTACGAGCTGTTCGACGCGCATTGCTGGAACGACTGGAAGCAGCGTGCCGCGGACGGGTCGCCCGCACAAACCGGATGGACGCCGCCATCCACCCTGCTGTCGCCGTGCCACGACGGCGCGATGGGTTACCTGCGGCAGGCGGCGGCGGCGTTCGTCGGGATCGGCGCCGACGCCGGGTTGCCGCCCAAGTTCCAGGTCGGCGAGCCGTGGTGGTGGACGATGCCGGACGGGCGGCCGTGCCTGTACGATGCGGCGGCGGTGGCGGCGTTCGCGCCGGTGCCGGTGCCGAGCGTGCGCGGGCCGATGACGGCGGCGCAGCGCGCGACGATGGATCGCGCCGGCGCGGCGCTCGCGGCGTCGACCGCCGCGCTGGTCGCGGCGGTGAAGGCGGCATTCGGCGGCTGCGAAAGCCATCTGCTCACCTATCTGCCGACCGTGCTCGACGCCGCCGCACCCGAACTGAAGCGCGCCAACATGCCGGTCGGCTGGGCCTATCCCGCGTTCGATGTGCTGCAGCTGGAGGATTACGACTGGGTGACGCAGGGCAATGTCGCCGCCACCGCCAGCGGGGTCGCCGCCGCGGAGGCGCGGCTCGGCTATCCGCGCAGTCGCCAGCATTACCTTTCGGGGTTCGTCCTGCGCCCGGACCAGGCGGCGCAATGGGCATGGATCGAGGCGGCGGCCCTTGCGGCGCGAGGGCGCGGCACCGCCGCGGTGGTGCTGTGGGCGCTGCCGCAGGTGATGCGCGACGGCTTCGTCCATTTCGAAGGGGATGACATCATGCAGGATTACGACGACGTGCTGTTCCCGATCGCGCTGGGGCGCGAGGCGGAGGTGGCGCCCGGATTTTCGACCGCGGTCCTGACCGCGGCGGGGGGCGTGGAACAGCGGATCGCAGGCTGGGCCGAGGCACGGACGCAGTATGACGTGGGGCCTGGGATCCGGTCGGACGCCGACATCGCCACGCTGCTGGCGTTCTTTCGCGCCCGGCTGGGCCCGGCTCGGGCGTTCCGGTTGCGCGATCCGTTCGATGCCGATGCCGTCGACGCAGCGATCGGCACGGGCGACGGCGTTGAGCGACGCTATCCACTGGTGAAGCATTACGGCAGCAACGTCCGGCGGATCGTGCGACCGGTCGTGGGCACGGTGCGGGTGACGGTGGACGGCGTTCCGACGCAGGGGTTCGCGATGGCGGCGGACGGCATCGTCGTGCTCGACGGCGCACCCGCGCCGGGCGCCGTGATACGCGCGAGCTTCACCTTCGACGTGACCGTGCGGTTCGCCGACGACCGGCTGCGGGTGACGCGCGCGACGTTCCAGGCGGGGGAAGCGGCATCGGTGCCGTTGATCGAGGTGCGCGGGTGAGCGCGTCGCCCCTGCCGCGCCCGCCGACGGCGCTCGCCTGCGTCGCCTTGTGCTGGCGGGTCGAGCGGCGTGACGGCGTGACGATCGGGCTGACGACGCATGATCGCGACCTGACCTTCGACGGCGTGGTGTATCGCGCCGCGCCGGGAATGACGCCATCGGCTATCGAGCGATCGGCAGGACTGGAGGCGGACACGATGGACGTCGGCGGTGCGCTGAGCAGCGCGGCGATCGGCGAGGCGGACCTGCTGGCGGGACGCTGGGACGGCGCGAGCGTCCGGTTGTCGGCGATGGATTGGGAGACGGGTGCGACGATCGCCGAACTGGGCGAGGGGCGCATCGGCGCGGTCGAGCTGCACGACGACGGCTTCACCGCGGAACTGGCGGGGGCCGCGGCGGATCTGGCGCGGCCGGTGGTCGAGGACACCTCCGCCGAATGCCGGGCCGAGCTGGGCGACCGGCGATGCCGGGTCGCGCTGGCGCCGCGGCGGCGGTTCGCGCGGGTGACGGCGGCGGACGACCGCGTGCTGACGCTGGATACGGTCGAGCCGGTGGAACGCGCCTATGACGGCGGGCGGCTGCGCTGGTTCGGCGGTGCCAATGCCGGGCTGGAACAGGCGATCGATGCATCGGCGGGCGCGTGCGTGACGCTGCGCGCGCCGCCCGCCTTCGCAGTGGTGGCGGGGGCCTTGGTCGAGCTGATCGAAGGATGCGACAAGAGCCTGGCGACCTGCGCCGCGCGGTTCGGCAATGCGGCGAATTTTCGCGGCGAACCGCACCTGCCGGGCATGGACCTGCTGACGCGCTATCCCGGTGGGTGAGGCGGTCGCGGCGGCGGCGCTGGCGCTGGTCGGTGCGCCGTTCCGGCTGCACGGGCGGGCGGCGGCGACCGGCCTCGATTGCATCGGGGTGATCGCGGCGGCGCTGCGCGGGGCCGGCTGGGTGGGCGACGTGCCGAGCGGCTATCCGCTGCGGGGCGGCGATCCCGTGCGGGTGGCGAAGCGCTTCGATGCGGTGCTGGCGCCTTGCGACGGGGCGCGCGCGGGCGACGTGCTGCTGTTCCGGGTCGGGCCGGGGCAGCTGCATGGCGCGGTGCGGACGGCGCGGGGGATCGTGCACGCGGACGCCGCCTTGCGGCGCGTGGTGGAGCGTCCGGGCCTGCCGGAATGGCCGATGGGCGGCGCCTGGCGATACGAAGGGATGCGATGATGGCGACGCTGGTGCTGACCACAATGGGGCGGGTGCTGGGCGGGCCGATCGGCGGTGCGATCGGGGCGCTTGCCGGGCAGGCGATCGATGCGCGGCTGTTCCGCGGCGCGGCGCGCGAGGGGCCGCGACTGACCGAACTGGCGGTGCAGACGTCGAGCTATGGCACGCCGCTGCCCAAGCTGTTCGGGACGATGCGCGTCGCCGGTACGGTGATCTGGTCGACCGACCTGATCGAGACGCGCGCGACGAGTCGAAGCGGCAAGGGGCAGCCGGGCACGAACACGTACAGCTATGCCGTGTCGTTCGCGGTGGCGCTGTCGGCGCGACCGATCGTCGGCGTGCGGCGCATCTGGGCCGAGGGCAAGTTGCTGCGCGGGGCGGCGGGCGACTGGAAGAGCCAGACGGGGTTCCGCCTGCACACCGGCGGCGAGGATCAGGCGGTCGATCCGTTGATCGCGTCCGCGATGGGGGTGACCCCCGCCTATCGCGGCATCGCCTATGCGGTGTTCGAGAGCATGCAGCTGGCGGACTATGGCAACCGCATCCCGTCGCTGACCTTCGAAGTCGATGCCGATGACGGCCCGGTGGCGAGCGGCGCGATCGCAGGGCTGCTGGCGGACGAGGTGAGCGCGAGCGGGGGCGTGATGCTGGGCGGCTTTGCGGCGGCGGGGGCCAGCGTGCGCGGCGTGCTCGACACGCTCACGCAGATCGACGGCGGCTGGTGGCGGCCGGACGGCGCGCGGATCGTGCGGCAGGCGGACGACGCTGCGGCGGTATCGGTGGAGGACGCGGGCGTGGCCGCCGGTGGCACGCCGGTACGCCGGAACCGGGCGGTCGCGGCGCTGTCGAGCGTGCCGCGCGAGGTGACGGTGGCGCATCACGATCCGGCGCGCGATTACCAGATCGGCGTCCAGCGGGTCCGCCGGCCCGGCCCCGGTGCGCGCGTCGATCGCGTCGAACTGCCCGTGGTGATCGACGCCGCCACCGCCAAGGGCGTCGCGGCGTCGCTGCTGGCGCGCGGCGAGTCCGAGCGGACGCGGCGCCGGTTGGCGCTGGGTGTCGAGGGCCTCGGCATGGCGCCGGGCACGATCGTCGGCGTGGCGGACGAGGCGGGGCGCTGGCGGGTGGCGAGCAGCCAGGTCGAGGCGCTGGTGACGACGCTGACGCTGGTGCCGCTGGCGTCGGCGCCGGGGCCGATGACAGCGAGCAGCGGACGGGTGGCCGCGGCGGTCGACGCGACCGCCGGGCGGACGGTGCTGACGATCGCGGAACTGCCCGGGCTGGACGACGTGCCGCTCTCCGGGCCTAGGGTGAGCGTGATCGCCACCGGCGAAGGCGCGGGCTGGCGACAGGCAGCGCTGCTCTACAGCCTCGACGACGGTGCGAGCTGGTCGGGGGCCGGCGGCACCCGTGCGCCCGCGGTGATCGCCACGGTCGAGACGCCGCCGGTCGCGGCCTCGCCATGGCTGGTGGATCGCCGCAGCCGGATGGTCGTGGCGATGCGGCGTGGCGACATGATGCTGGGCGACGCGGACGCGGCGATGCTGGCGGGTGGCGCGAACCTCGCGCTCGTCGGCGACGAGCTGCTCCAGTTCGAGCGGGCGGAGCCGATCGGGGCGGGACGCTGGGCGCTGTCGGGGCTGCGGCGTGGGCTGCGTGGAACCGAAGCGGCGATCGGGACGCAGGCGGCTGGCGCGCGCTTCGCGATGATCGAGCACGACGGGGTCGCGGTGATCGATCTCCCCGCGGGGGCGATCGGGCGCGAGGTGCGGGTGCTGGCGAGCGGGACGGGCGACACCGACTTGCCCGCCGAGGCGCGGGTGACGGTGACCGGCCGGTCGGTCGCGCCGCCGGCGCCGGTGCGGCTCGCCGCCGATGCGCAGGATGGCGGAACGATGCTGCGCTGGACCCGGCGCAGCCGGGCGGGCTGGGCGTGGCTCGACGGGATCGATGCGCCGCTCGCCGAGGAATCGGAACGATACCGCGTGACGATACGACGCGACGATGGCGACGAGCGGTCCTTCGATACGACGGTTCCGTCGTTGTTCCTGCCCCCTGCCGATCGGCCGGCGGGCGCGCTCACGGTTCGCGTCGTCCAGCACGGTACGCACGCGGCATCGGAAGCGGCGATGATGATCCTCGATGACGGAGCATGA